ATTGTAGTTAATAAAGATATGATTATACTCGGTGGCAATATGCGATATAAGGCTTGTAAGGAAGCAGGATTAAAAGAGATTCCAGTTATAGTAACAGACTTAACAGAAGACCAACAAAGGGAGTTTTTAATTAAAGACAATACAAGCGGTGGTGAGTGGGATTGGGAGCAGTTGGCGAACGAATGGGACACCGAGCAGTTGGAAGCGTGGGGGTTGGAGATACCCGATTTTGCCGAAACGGTAATTGAGGCCGAAGAAGATGATTTTAGCGTTCCCGATGGCGGTATTGAAACCGATATTGTTTTAGGCGATTTATTCGAAATTGGGGAGCATCGTTTGCTTTGTGGGGATAGTACGGATAGTGACCAAGTGGCAAAGTTGATGAACGGAGAGAAGTATGACTTAATTGTTACAGACCCACCATACAATGTAGCATACGAAGGGAAAACAAAAGATGCATTAACTATAAAGAACGACAAAATGAAAAGTTCAGATTTCGTTCAATTTTTAACTGATTATTTTTCTACTACATTAATAAATACAAAAAAAGGGGGTGGGATTTATGTGTTTTTTGCAGATATGGAATTAAGAAGTTTTGTTGATGCATTTTTAGATGGAGGTTTTAAGTTAAGTCAACAACTTATATGGCTAAAACAAACAATGGTAATGGGTAGAAAAGATTATCATTGTAAGCACGAACCTATTTTATATGGTTGGTATGAAGGAGAAGCACACAATTGGTATTCAGACAGAAAGCAAACAACTATATTAGAATTTGATAGACCTCAAAGAAATGGGGAACACCCTACAATGAAACCTATCAAACTTATTGAATATTTAATAACTAATAGTAGTAAGCAAGGAGATTTATTGGGTGATGGATTTTTAGGCTCAGGCTCAACAATGGTTGCTTCACACCAACTTAAACGCAAATCTTATGGAATGGAACTTGACCCGAAATACTGCCAAGTAATCGTTGACCGTATGCTTAAACTTGACCCGACATTAATAGTGAAACGTAACGGAGTAATAACTAAAGATTTTGAGTAATGGCATATGACAGGAAAAAAATATTTGAACAAGCAAAGGAAGTAATAGTAAAACACAAGTTATTCTTCGTGGATGATATTGTGGCTTTTTTGCCTTGTTCAAAGCAAACTTTTTACGATTTCTTTCCAGTCAATTCTGACCAACTTGACGAACTAAAAGCGTTACTTGAAACAAATCGAACTACTTTAAAGGTATCAATGCGCTCTAAATGGTACACTTCAAACGCTCCAGCTTTGCAGATGGCATTGATGAAACTTATTGCAACACCTGAAGAACTTAAAAAACTATCGATGCAGTTTGTTGAAAGCGAAAATAAAAACACAAACATTATCAGTTTAGGTAATGGTATAAATCCTAATGAAACTACTCCTTAAACAAGAGAATGCAGTTTACTTTCTTAAAGATAGAATTACTAAAGAAGTTCTCTATGGCGGAGCTGCTGGAGGTGGCAAATCAGCTCTCGGTGTTTTGTGGCTTATTGAACAATGCCAAGCCTATCCAGGTACTCGTTGGCTAATGGGAAGGTCAAAGCTAAAGACATTAAAAGAAACGACTTTAAATACATTCTTTGAACTTACATCCAATTTAAAACTATCTACTTCCTATAACTATAATAGTCAAACGGGAGTGATTACCTGGACCAATGGAAGTGAAATACTTTTAAAGGATTTATATTCCTATCCAGCTGATCCAAACTTTGATAGTTTGGGTTCGTTAGAGATAACCGGAGCCTTTATAGATGAGTGCAATCAAATATCATTTAAAGCATGGCAAATAGTTACATCGAGGATAAGATATAAATTAAATGAATATAACTTAACACCAAAGATATTAGGAACGTGTAACCCGGCAAAGAACTGGACCTATTCAAAGTTTTACATTCCAACTGCTGCCGGAACTATAAATGAAACGAGAAAGTTTATACAATCATTACCAACTGACAATCCTAACTTACCTTTATCATATTTAGATAGTTTACTTGCTTTGGATGAAAATAGTAAGCAAAGATTATATTATGGTAATTGGGAATTTGACAATGATCCTGCAAGGCTTATCGACTTTGATAAGATTCAGAATATATTTACTAACGACTTTGTTGATGCTGGGGATATGTATATTAGTGCCGATATTGCTCGATATGGAAGCGATAAGATGGTTATACTTGTTTGGAGTGGCTTCCGGGTTATTGAGATATTTACGCTCGACAAATCAAGTATAACAGAAACTGCCGAAGCAATCAAATCATTAATGAATAAACACCGAGTTCCTTTGTCTAATGTGGTTGCCGATGAGGATGGTGTTGGTGGTGGTGTTGTAGATATTGTACGTTGCAAAGGATTTGTAAACAACTCCAAAGCATTAAAAGAGGAAAACAATAATGTAGAGTATCAAAACTTAAAAACGCAATGCTATTATAAACTTGCTGAACTAATCCAGGCCAACAAACTATTTATCGATTGCAACAATGCCGATACACAAGATATAATAACAAAAGAATTAGAACAGGTTAAAAGGGATAAGATTGACCAAGATGGTAAGTTAAGGATATTGCCAAAAGAAAAAGTTAAAGAGTTAATCGGTCATTCACCCGATTACTCTGATGCGTTAGCAATGCGATTCTATTTTGACTTAAAACAAACTTTCTTTACCTTCTAAAAAAAATATATATACTATTTATATTAAGTCTAAATAAAATTTATATCTTTGTATCTATAAACACTAATTTTAATGGATAGAATAGAGTTCAAACAATTAGCATACGACTTAAAAGAGTTAGATGAAAGCAAGGGCGTTGTTACAGCTTATGCTAACGTTTACAATGTAAAAGATAGCGATGGTGATATTTCCGCTTATGGTTCATTTGATAAAACCGTAAACGAAAACTTTAAAAGAATTAGAGTATTGAAGGATCATAATCCAACTATGATGATTGGAGTTCCTTTGACTATTGATACTAAAGATACTTATGGTTTGCTTACTACAACCCAATTCAATATGAAGAAGGATTTAGGTCGTGATATGTTTACTGATGTTAAACTTATGCACGATAGCAATCTAAATGCAGAGTTAAGTATTGGATATAAAGTAATAAGCCGAGATACTAAAAACAAATCAATTATAACCGAGTATAAACTTGGTGAGTACTCATTCCTTTCAAGTTGGGCGGCTAACGAATTAAGCACAGTACAAAATATAAAAGCTATTAAATCGCATTATGGTTTAATGGAGTTGATAACAAAAGCATACGATTTGGATTATTCAGACACAAGACTAAAACAAATCGAAACATTATTAAAAGCACTTACAGATGAGCCGTCAGATCCTGACACTTTAACGAATGAGCCGCTTATTATAGACACGTTAAAATCATTTACAAACTCGTTAAAAATTAAATAAGATGAACGAATTAGAATTAAAAGCGGAATTATCTGCTATCAAAACTGGTCTTGAAAGCAAGACTGCAACCGAAGTAAAAAGCGCAATCGATGCGTTAGAGGTTAAAATGACAGAAGCAAACAAAATACAATTTGCTACTGAATTAAAAGCTGCTACTGAAGCAATGGAAGCTAAATTTGCTACTGACTTAAAAGCGGTACAAGATCACGCTGACAAACTTGATGTTAAACTTCAAGAGAAAGCTGCTACAACTGCAAACGAAGATACTTTAGTAAAATCTATCAAAGATAACTTTGAAGGTATTTCTAACGTTCGTAAAGGTCAAGCGTTCCAAACTAAAGCAGTTGGAAATATGACATTGGCAAACTTAACAGGTGATGCTCCAAGAGTTTACAACAATAACGTTGTTATGACTTCTGGCCAATTATTAAACGTTTCTGATTTAGTTGGAAGTGTAAACATTGCTGGAGGTACTTATACTTATCCAAGAGAAACAGGTGGTGAAGGATCTATCTCTGCACAAACAGAAGGAAGCTCTAAAACTCAAAAGGATTACGATATTACTATGGTAGATTTAGCTACTAACTTTATCGCTGGTTTCACTCGTTACTCTAAAAAGATGGCAAACAACTTGCCTTTCTTAACTTCATTCATTCCTGATGCTTTACGCAGAGATTACGCAATCGCTGAAAACTCAATCTTTAATGCTGTTTTAGCTGCTGCTGCAACTGCTTCTACTCAAATCATTACAGGTAAAAACAAAATCGAAATGTTGTTGAATGAAATCGCAACACAAGAAGGTTTAAATTACCAAGTTAATGGAATCGTAGTAAGACCTGCTGATTATTGGGATATATTGAAAACTGAAAAATCAACTGGAGCTGGTTACGGATTGCCTGGAATTGTTACACTTGAAAATGGACAATTAAGAATTAACGGTATTCCATTGTACAGAGCTAACTGGTTAGCTGCTAACAAATATTATGTTGGAGACTGGACAAGAGTCAATAAAATCGTAACTGAAGGACTTTCTTTAGAGTTTTCAGAAACTGAAGGAACTAACTTTGTGAACAACAACATTACTGCACGTATTGAGTCACAAGTAGGTTTAGCTGTTGAGCAACCAGCTGCTATCATTTACGGAGACTTTACTGCTACTGCATAATTATTCCGAGTTATTTAAACTAAAGCCACTGCTTGATTGTGGTGGCTTTTTTTATTTTAATAAATTAAATTAATAAACAAGTGATGACATTCAAAGTATTAAAACCGTTTTACACTCATTCTAATAAACAAAACTATAAAGTAGATGAAACTATTGAGTTAACTAAAGAAGAAGCTTTAGGGATGCTTACAGATGGTTACATAGAAGAAGTTAAAGAAACTAAAAGCAAAAAATAATGACTGATTACACCGATGTTATTTCTTTAGAACAAGCCAAGTTATATTTAAAAATTGATGATGGTCAAACTATTACCGATGATGAAATAACCGGAATGATAAACTCTGCATTATCATTTATTGAGAAACGTACAAATCACATATTTAAAACACGTGATAAAGTATATTTTAAAGATTGTGCTTTAGTTCAATCAGTTAAAGTTTATGATTATCCAATCGATAATACTGAAACCGAATTAGATATAATTTACAGGCCATTATATGCTATTGTCCCAACCGTTAATAATATGGTTACTTTAACAACTGGATATACTTCTGTTGAGGATATTCCTTCAGAGTTAATTGATAGTGCTTTGCAACTGATCAACTTTTGGTTTTACAATTCAGAAACTAAAAATGCCATGAATAGCGTTCCTGACTTTGTATTATCTAATATTGATATCAATAGAAGATTTTTATAATGACACCAAGAAAATATACAAAATTAATACAACTTCATAGAGCTGCAGATGTTCCTGATGGATATGGTGGAAATACTGTTAATACTTATTTTTTAGAATTTATGTGGGCAAATGTCATTACTAAAAATTCATCAAGATTAAATGAAAATGGCCAGAATGATAATTTTGTTCAAACTATATTTACAATTCGCAATAGGGCTAATTTAGATTTAAGTATAAAATATAATTATATAATATATAATGATTTAACATATAATATTGATAGCATCTTAAATATTGACTTGGATAATATTGATATTGAAATACAAGCCACTCAAAGAAACTAATGGAAATAAAAGGCTTAAATAATGTTTTAGCTAATATTCGAAAGTACGGCAAAGAAGCTGAAAAAGATATTGAAGGAGTTACTGAATTAGTTGCTCGTAATATTGAAAAAAATGCAAAACAATTAGCTCCGGCAAACTTTGGTAAATTAGGACAATCTATACAAGCGGTAAAAGATAATCGATTAAATTGGAAGGTTGAAGCTGGTGGAGTTATTGCTCCTTATGCTCCATTTGTTGAGTTTGGAACAGGTGGTTTAGTTGATATTCCTAATGAGTTAAAAGACCAGGCTATAAAGTTTAAAGGTAAAGGAATTAAGAAAATAAATTTAAGACCAAGACCTTATTTATATCCGGCTTTATTGCAAGGTAGAACAGAATATTTAGAGAAATTAAAGAAAGTATTAGACAAATATGGTAAATCCAAATAAATACGTTAGGAAGGCTTTATACGATGCTATAATAGATGATTACCCTTGCTATGATATGCAAGTAACAGGTAATGATATTCCAAATGAATATGTGATTATATCAACACAGGATAAAGAAATTGATAAAGCCACTAAATGTAATTATCAATGGATTTCATATACTCTTTTAGATATTGTAAAGATTTATAATGGAGCTGGAAATGTAGGTAGTAGATTAATAAATGATGACATGGAAAACAATATATTATCATTAATTGAAAATGTTACTATTGATGGATTTAATGTTGTCAATAGAAGATATGAGTTCCCAAGTAATTTAGACAGCAGTACAGCAACGCAAACGGTTTATCGTAGCTTTATTCGAGTAATTTTAACTTTACAATAAATTTTATAATTATTTAGAATAAATATAAATAAAATTATTATCTTTGAATTTGAAATCATTAATTTATAAAAAATAGAAAATATGTCAATAAGAGGCGAAAAAGGAATACTTTACATTTGGGACACATCAGCCTATAAACCTGTTGCATGTCTTACTTCAAATGGATTAAACACAACATTAGCAATGATTGAAAGCACAACTAAATGCTTTCCAGGTGTAGTTAAAAAAACGCCAGGTACATTAAGTTATTCAATAGATGCAGAAGGTGAATATATCGACACCACTACTGTTGGAGGTGATGATGCAAAAACTTCACATGATACTTTGTTTTTGTTGCAACAAGACAAAACATTAGTAACTTGGAAACTTGATACAGATGTTGATAATGCTACATCCGTTAAATATTATGGTTATGCTTATATTACTGATTTAAGTGCTACTTTCGGAAGTGGTGATGAAGTTACAACTTTCTCACTTACTTTAGATGGCGACGGTGATATATTAACATATGATCCAATGGATTAATGAAACAAATAAACTTAACTATTGGAGAAAAAGAGCGTGTATTTTATTTTGGATTAGGTTTTTTAGGAAACTTACTCGAAAGTGAAAAAATATCTATGACTGAGATTGATGCTAAATTAGCAGAGAATCCTTTTAAATGGATTCCGTTAATAATGTATCACAGTTGTGCTTTTGGATTTAAGCGTAGAAATGAATTTCCTGACTTTGATGCTTTTGATGTAGCGGAATGGATTGATGAAGTTGGAATGGATAGCGAAGTAGTTACATCGTTTTTTAAAGCTTTTAGTCAATCTTTAACAAAGGATGTTCCTGAAGATAAAAGCAAAAAAAAAATAGTAACGAAAAAATAAACTGGAGCGAAGATGTAATTTCTTTTGCCATTGGTGAATTAAGAATGTCGAGTTTGGAAGCGGTTTACGATATGACGTGGGCGGAGTTTCAAATTCGACTTTTTGCATATAAAAGGATTGATTTATACGATTGGCAAAAGTTAAGAGAATTAATGTGGACCAGTTACATAGCCCCTCACCAAGATCCCAAAAAAATGGTTAAACGCAAAGAAGCATTTTTGCCTTTGAATAATGATAAGAAAGTAAGAAGTGGTGTAACGGATGAAATGAGAGAAAAGTTTATAAATGAATTTAAAAAATATCAAGAAAAAATAAAAGCATAATGGCAGGAGGTAAATTATCAGTTGAAATTGGAGCGGATATTAGCGACTTTCAAAAGAAAATCCAAGAAGTTGAGTTTGATATAAAAGAACTGTCAAAGGTTAAACTTGATAGATTAAAACTTGGTTTAGATACAACAGAAATCAATGCGCAGATTAAGGATGCTAAAAACAACCTTACACAATTAAAAACAGCGGTAAAAGATACCGGACAAAGTTTTGCATCCGCAGTTCCAAAGGTTGCAAATGCAGGTAATACATTAACGCAATTTAGTAGAATAGCACAGGATGCTCCTTATGGTATTATTGGTATTGGTAACAACATTACTGCAACTGCTGAAAGTTTTACTTATCTTAAACAACAAACCGGAAGCACAAGCGGAGCTTTAAAGGCTTTAGGTTCTTCAATTATGGGAACTGGTGGTATATTGTTGGGTGTTTCTTTACTTACTACTGGAATGACTTTACTTGCACAAAGTGGTTTAAGTGTTGGTGATGTTATTGATAAAATTACAGGTAATTTTGATGAGTTTGGTGCAGCATTAAAAAAAGCCAATGAAGAAGCTGTAAAAAATTCAGCTGCTGAAATATCGGGCATGAATGCTTTAGTTTCTACTGCTAAAGATGTTAATTTATCAATGAATGATAGATTATTAGCAGTTAATGAATTACAAAAAACATATCCTGGTTATTTTGGCAATTTATCAAAAGAACAAATATTAAATGGAAATGTAGCTACTGCTGTACAAGGTGTTACTGATGCTTTAATTGCTAAAGCTAAAGCACAAGCATACACAGGTGAATTAGTTAAATTATCACAAGAGGAATTTAAATTAGAAGAAAAGAAATTTCAATTATTAGCTGATAAAGCAAAATTAGAACAATCTTCTAATGCTAAAAATGCAGTTGCTTTAACCGCTTATGGTAAAAATCAAGATTATGTAGTAAATGCTGCAATAAGAAACACAAGAGCAATTCAAGATTTAGATAGTCAACTTTCTCAAAATGCTTTAGAATTAGCAAAAAATGCAGAAGCACAAGCTAAATGGACTTCAAGAATTAATGAAAATGTAGCAGCTTCTATAAAGTTAAAAACAGAAGTAGGTAAACCAGTTAAAACATTTAATACACCACAAGTAACAGGAGTAACAAATGCTATAATTCCAGCTCCATTATTTGATGTTAAAGGAATAGCAACTTTTAACGGACAAGTTGATGCATTTGGAAATAAAATAAAAGAATTACCTGGTGTAATAAAATCTACTTTAGTTCAAATACCAAAAGAAATTAGTGAAGCTACTATTTTAATGATGGAAGCTTTACTTGAATTTAATAATGCTGCAACTGAAATAATAAATACTTCTATTGCTGATACATTTGCCGGTTTAGGAAGTGCAATAGGATCAGCACTTGCAACAGGTGGCGATGTATTAAGTGCAGTTGGCAAAACTTTATTAAGTTCTTTAGGTGCAATTTTAACAAATATGGGACAAATGGCAATACAAATTGGTGTTGGTTTATTAGGAATAAAGGCAGCTTTAAAATCATTAAATCCTGCTGTGGCTATTGCTGCTGGTGTTGCTTTAATTGCTTTAGGTTCTTTTTTTAGTACAAGATCAAGTTCAATAGCTGGAGGTATTGGAGGAGGAACAGGAGCTTCAGGAGGAACAGGAGCGGGTGCAAACAATCAAAGTTTTACAAGTAGCGGGTTTTCCTCTCGCGGTGATGGCGGTGGAACAGTAGTATTTGAAATTGCAGGGCAAAAGTTAATAGGAGTTTTAAATAATACTTTAAATGCAAATAAACGTTTAGGAGGAACTTTAGGTT